TTTTCTTGCCATTAAAGCACCTTCCATGTATACATATGCTCTATAAACAACCTACAGTGTCCCACGTACATTATGCAAGCCTATTTGTAAAGGGTTATCTTTCGGCGTATCAGTAGCCAAACGAGCAAACCAATCAACAGTCCAATAATCATTAACTTTCGGGGCATACTCAGGTTCATACGCATATTTCCTCATTTGATTAGCTAAAGCAAGCGACATAACACGGTCATCATAAGGAGAACCCGACATAGTGCCACGTTCATTTCTAGTAAACGTCCGTAACTCAGCAACAGTGTGTTTATCATTAATTTGCAATTCCCAATTACGCAAAGCAGAACTTAAATCATCAATCATCAAAGGTTTAGACGTTCTTGTTGTTTTCCAACCATACTCTTGACCAATTCTGTTATTAACATTGTTAAGTTGCCTTTTCCTAAACAAATTAGGATACCCAAGATGCCGCAACTCTGTAATCGTGGTCAAACCATGATTATTTGATTCCACGCAACACAAAGCACTGTTATACCATAACCCCATAGCATGCACTTCTTCTGCTAATAAATCAGGCGCAATATGACCATGCCAAATAGCGACTTGCTCACCAGTCCCTACACAAAGTACCTGTATACATGAATAATCTCCATGCCCCAAACCTTCAGCAGTGTCTACCCCCATAACATACGCACTCATAGGGTCAGGATGTTCCCAAACTTCTAAACTCATACCCTAAATTCCACATGTTTATTGTTACGCCACATATAACCTTCCTCACCATAAGTAGTGTTCCTAGCCATTTCTTCCAATATAGCTAAATCAAACACAGGATTACCTGATTTAACAAACGCTTCTTCAGGTGTCGTAGGATATTCTTGTGCAAGTTGCCAAGGCAACATGCTTTCTATCTTCTCTTGATACCAAGAGTCTCCCCGATCTTCAGTCGCCGACCAAGGGAAAAACATAGGCGCAAACTTGTTTGCACCAGTAGAAGCACCAACCCACAACTGATGATAAAAATTCCCACTACCATTCGCAGTGGAGAGGCCAATAATGCGACCACCAATATCAGCAACAGGTTCGATAGAGGCCCAAGCCTCTTCAGGATTCGGAAGAAACGCCCATTCATCCACGACAATAAGTGACGCTGATTCACCACGAGCTGGGTCAGATGCTGAAGGCATAGAAGTAATAAGCGAGCCATTATCAAACCCCATTCTTTGTTGATGTTCCATTAAGGACTTAGGTCCACGTTCAAGCATCCAATCAGGTAAATGCTTAAAACCATATTTTGTCTTCCTTAACAATAACACAGCTTCACGTTCAGTTCTAGACAAATCAATGATGTTCTGATCTGCATGAAAAAACGCCAACCAGAACTGATGAGCAGCTACAAGCGTAGACCAACCAATCTGCCTGGCTTTCAACGTTAACGAATACCTGTGTTCTTGCCAATGCTCCAACGCTTCAGCTTGAGCTGAACGCAAATCAAACAAAATACGGCCATGAGCAGGATGCGCTATATTCCAATAGTTCTCAAGAAAGTAACGTTCATTCTTACAACACTTTCTCCACTCTGCTTCTTTCTTTAATTCTGATAGAGTGTATGCCATGTTAAATAATCATTTCTGGTATATACCAAACGCTTTAGATACAAACGAGATAGAACACATTCGATTAGAAGGTGACTCTCTCATTAAACTTTATTCGTCCCAAGCATACCATCACGGTGACGCTCATAGGTCATCAAAGATAACTTGGATTGACGATACTTTAACAAACGAATGTATAACCAACATAATTGAAGACTCCAACGTTCAAGCAGGCTGGCTATTTTCCTTAATACGGCCCGAAAAAACCCAATATACGGTATACAAGAAAGGAGACGAATACGATTGGCACGTAGACGGTTTCCAAGACAGGTATGCAGCAAAGCAACTCGTTTCAGAACCTTTAACACCAATGCCACTAGACAAGACCACAAACCCGCTGTTAGCAGGTCTCGTAAGAAAATTATCTGTAAGTGTAAACCTGAGTTCCCCAGACGATTACGAAGGCGGAACCTTAGAGCTACGTTTCCAAAATCAACTACACGCATTCGAGTCACCACCACAAGGTTCAGCAATAGTATTCCCCAGCTTTATAGAACACAGAGTACGCCCAGTAATCAAAGGCACACGCAAGTCCGCAGTAATGTGGTACAACGGACCCCCCATCTCCTAACAATCCAACTCGCTGTACTGGCGTTCATAGAAACCCCACTGCAACTCAGTCAACTTATCCAAATCAACATCTTCAATAGATTCCCAAAACATGTCACACTCATTGTCTAACACATTGCCATCATCGCCTGAGCAATCAGGCGCAAACATAAAAACCGAAAAAATAGCGGTAGCTAAACCAACTACATTTCTACCTATCTTCGTTAGCGAACGACTTACCTTAGTAGTAGCCTCCGCAAATTCCTCTAAATCTTCTGTCAAATCCTCTAACAATTAGCTCCCCAAGCACTATTTCAATCTTCCATTACTACCATGACCATTTCTGGCCCTATTTCCCTTAGATTCCTCTACAACCAAGCCCCCATTCTTAGTGTGTGACAAATCTTTACCAGTCAAAACCATTCCCATACGTTTAGCTTTACGCCTAGCAGTAGACAACTCTGAACGTTTCTTACGCTGTTCAGGGCGCTTATTGTACTCCCTATCATACGCTAACTTCTTAGCGTATGACTCAGGACTCTTACGATACGCTCTCGCTGAACTACCAGGATTACTACTCGTAGGAGAAGCCATTACCACTTAACCTTGTCAGCCCAATACGCAGCAGAACAAACACCTTTCTGAATGTTGCTACGATGCCTAGCCTTAAAAGACTTACGCCTAGCTATTTCTTTCTTAGAGCTAGGATTCTTACCAGCACCTCGAACACCCTGCTGACCAAACCGTATAACTTTACCACCAGAACAACCATCACCTTTAGCCAACACAACGTGAGACTTCGTAGGATGATCTGGAGTACGTTTAGGTTTATTAAACCCTGACAAGCCTAACCTTTTCAAACGTGGGTCTTTCTCAGCCATTATTTCCTCCGTTTCTTAGCTGTCTTAGCTGATTGCTTAAACGCTTTATTCGTAGGCGCACCCTTCGAGCCAGGCTTACGCATACGCTCACCAGACCCTGCCTTAATACGCTTACGCTTCTTATGGATATTGGCATACAAACCAGGTTTTTTCTTAGGCATTACTCACAACTTTCACATATCTCGGGGTTTTCCAACCCGCATTCCAATACTTCATCATCATTATCGCTTATAGAATCCCAATCGTCAACAAAAAAATCAGACATCCAACCCCTCCATCAACGACTCTAACTCAGCATGTAACTCAGAATCAGACAAACCAGAAACCTCACGGTCATCATCTAACACCAAACGGCGCTTAGGAGTAAACTTTTCAATGTATTGCAAGTACAACGAAGCGGCCTTAACATCACCAGTCACAGCTGCAGCGTGCAACGCATCTATTACGCTCTGTGTCCTTTCTGGGTGGACATTTAATTCAGCAGCCCTACGGTCCCATTCTCGAATAAATCTAGAGTCATTTTTCCACCGCCGAACAGTACGCTCGTTAACATCATTTTGTATAGCCCACTCACGAGTAGTAGCAGGCTCACGACCTTCCGACAACAACCAATCCAGATACGCCTTCCACTTATCTGGCATGACTTGTTCCCCTGTCTCAGGGTCTGTCTTCCAACCTTTGCCTCCACCGTTTTGTGGCATAATGACAACCTCCTATATTAAAAGTTTTTTTGTCCCAAAGTGGGACATTCGTAAGTATTAGTAGGAGAAGGTGGGAGTAAGAAGTTGCCCCACAACTTCTTACTCCCACCTTCCCTCCCCATCGTACTAGTACTGTATAACTATCACAACCTGTTTTCTTAAAAAGACGTACGTTATACAGAGAACGAGCACAAGACCAAGTACAACCTCCTCCCCCTCCGTTTCGAATACGAGTGTTCAAACACATAACGAGGCCAAGTTTTATTTTTAGTACGCATCGGATATTGATATCTATACATAAGTATGGGCGGAGGGCCGACCCCCCCTAGGGGTCCGCCTGGGCTCGATCGTGGGCGGCACGGTCCTAAAAAAAATCGGGCTGGCAAGTCGGAGACGTAACTGGTCACGGTCCTAATTTGTCTATGTGAACTTCACATAGGAATTGGGCTTGAGATTTGGGCGTGAACGGTCATGATTTGACGTATTTGGATTTATCACCTAATCTATTCATATGGCTAATACAAAAAGCAATACAGCGAATAGGGCTGGCGACAGTGGTAGCGACACTGTCGTTTCATCAGAAACCGTGCAAATCGCACGTCACCTTATTGACGCACGTGAGTCAGCAAAGAAATTCAATGCTACTCATGGCGAATCAGTTAAGGCTATCAGTGACCAGCTTGACGAGATATTCGTCACGGCATGGCGTGAACTAGTGGAGAAAGACTACGAGGAATTTCATGATGAGTTTTCAAAGTTTATCCGCAACCGTTCATGGCTGGCAGTTTATAAAGCTGGTCAAATGGCATCAACCGTCAGGTGCATAGATGCTTTAGAAGTTATGGGTTCACTTGTGAAACCAGCCTTTAGAGATGTTCCGCAAATGTTGCGGGAAGTCTCTACTGATTATGACTTCAGCAGAAATGGCGGAATATTTGAGAAAGTTGCCGATGAAATGGCAGATGCTGATCAGGCTAGACTTAAAGAAATTTCTCAAGCGATTGAGAATTGGGCTAAGGATAAAGCCGATAGAAAGACAAGCAAGACTTTCTCACAAGCAATGGCAGATATTGAAATTACTGCGGGAAATAAAGCTGGCAAGAAGGGCAAAAATAAAAATAGTGGAAATTCCATTAAGCCAGAAACTTTATTCACCAAGTATCAAAATATGGCCACTGCCGATAGAAAGAAATTCATCAAGCTAATTCTGGCTGATGATACATTTATTAAAGAAACATCTAAATAGGAAGGATTAATCAGAACCCGCCCGAGAAATCGGGCGGGTTCTTTTTTTTTGTCCTATCTCGAGATACCCTACCTGGCGCAGCATTCCAAGAAAAAGCTGATAGTGGAATAGTAATGGTCGCCATATGGTCGCTTTTCGGTTTCGTTTGACCTTACCTCAGTTAGGCTGAACTTTCTTTTTGATGCTTAGAATTGCTCTGTGGTGGACACTTTCTCAACTTTGTCAAGGCCAGGCTGACTCTCTTGCGTTTTGGGCATTCCTAAATTTTGCACAGTTTCTATGTGAGATTCACATAGGCACGGACCCCAAAATTTTTGGACCCCGAT